CGGCCATTGTCGATCAGCGGCGCGGCCTCGGGCGCAGCCTCGCGCAGGGTCTGCGTCAGCGCTTCGACGGTCATGCCTTCGCCGGCGCCGCGGCTGTAGAGCGCCGGGTCGGTCGGCAGCCCGCGCTTGGCGAGCTCGGCCTGCATGGTCGCCCACTCGGGGCCGAGGTGCTCCTCGACGGCGGCGCGCACCGCGTCGCGAGTGGCCGTCGCCGAGGGGTTGTCGATGAACTCGGCGCGGGTCACGCCGTCCGGCACATTGACCTCGCGGCCGGCCATCAGATCCTGCAGCGCCTTGGTCAGCGCCTCGACGTGCGCCGCGCGCGCGACAGGATCGGTCGGGATGCCGGGCGCAGTGTCGAGCTCGGCGTGCAGCGCGGCGTTGAGATACATCGCCGTGTCGCGGTCGCTGGGCTGGATCTTGCTCTCGTTGCCCTGTTTCCACGCGTCGTATTTGGCCGCGACGCCGGGCCCGTAGTGGTAGAGCGCGCCGAAGCCGCCGCCCATGATCAGATCCATGGCGATCGCCGCCGAGTCCAGCACCTGGTACTGGCTGGCCATTTCAGGGTAGCCGCGCGACTCCAGGAATTTGGCGGTCACGCCGCGGCTGGTCATGCCGGTGGCGACGTTGGCCGCAGCTGCGCCCAGCACGTTGCCAGTCGGGCCCAGGGCAGGGGCCAGCGTCATCGGGATCTTCAGGCCGACCCAGGTCGAGACGCCGTCGATCGCGCCCTTGCCGAACGCCGTGCCAGGGTCGAGGCCCTCGGCCATGCCGCCGCGGAAGCCCTTGTAGCCCTGCAGCGCGGCCGCCACGGTCGGGCCGCCGGCGATCGCCTCCGGGGCGATGTTGAACAGGCCATGCACCGCCTGCGCGACGATGCCGCTGGTGCGCGGATCCGGCGCCCATTCCTTGATGTTGTCGACCGCCTTGCGCTGCTCGCCGACCAGCCAGGCGTCGATGTTGGTCTTGAACAGCTCGTCGGCCTTGCGCGCGTAGGGGCGCAGCATCGGCGTCGCAGCATCGCCAGCCAGCAGCGCCGCGTCGTTGATGACCGAGGCCAGGCCGGTGACCGGCGCCTTCCAGGTTCCAGCGAACCAGCCTGGCTTCAAGTCCGCCGGGTCGACCGGCGTCATGGCGGCGCGGTCGAGCAGGTTCTGCGTCGCGACAGGGTCGAGGTCGAAGAAGCTCATCTTGTCCTGGGCTGTTGGGTATTTGGCCGCGCCGGCAGGACAGGGCCCTGCGCCGTGCGCCCGTCGATTATCGTCGCCGCCGGAACAGGCGCGGAGAGATCCAGCACGATCGGGCGGCCGCTCTTGTCGACCAGGTAGCCGGTGCCTGTGCGCGCCAGGTACTTGCTGTCGCCGACCGACTGCAGGCCGTAGGAGCCCCAGACGTCGAGCTGCGTGCCCTTGTAGCCGTTGGCCTGGATCGCCTTGTCGAAGGCGGCCTTGGCGGCGTTCTTAAAGAGCGACTCGTCCATGCCCCAGGGCCGGATCACCTCGCCCTTGCCGTTGATGTCGGTCACCCCGCCGATCACCGCGGTGATGGCGTCCTTGAGCCTGCCGCCGTCGAGCGCGCCGGTGATGTCGCCATCGCGCGCAGCCTTGCCGGCGTAGTAGGACTTGACCGCCTGGAAGGCGAAAGCTGCGCCGTTGGGGTCGGAGGCAAAGGCCTTGCCCACTTGGTTGCTGAAGGCGTCGCGCATGTCCTGCTCTTTGGGCATAGGGAACGCCTTGCCGGTTCCGCCCTCGGCCTTGGCGGCCTTGCCCGGGTTCATCAGCGCCTCGCCCTCCAGCACGATGGCGGCGACGTCCTGGCTCGGGAAAACTTCCTTGGACATGCCGAACCAGGAGCTGCGCGTCACCTCGGCCTGCTTGCTCAGGATCATGCCGGCCATGGCGGTCACCGGGCTGTCCGGCGCCACCTGCTGCATGATCGTGCGATAGGCCATCGGATCCGGCACCGAGCGGCGGATCGTCTCCAGGTAGCCGACCTTCTGCTGCGTGGTCATGCGCTCGAAACCCTGGCTCAGGGTCTGCGCCTCGGTCTTGCTCAGAAGCTGGTAGGGCGTCTGGTAAGTCTGCTGCATTGTCGCGGCGACGCCTTGGCGCTTGCCGATCTCGGCGCCGAACGCGGCCTGGTCGTTGAAGTTCAGCGCGCCGGCGCCGCCGATCTTGTTCTGTTGGGCGTAAAGGATCGGGTCGGCCTGGCGCTTTTGCGTCACCGACTCGGCCGCCTTGACCATGGCGTCGTAGCGTTTTGTGGCGAGCTCGTAGCCCGGCGTGTTGGGCTGCGGCTTGTAGCGCTCGACCGTTGCGGCCATCTGCTCTGGCGTGGCGAGCTTCAGCGTCTGCATGTCATTGCCCATGACGGCGATCTGCTGGTAGTTCGCGTAGCGCTGCGGGCCATCGAGCGGCCCGTAGGCCTTGACGTAGTCGACCTCGGACAGCGGCTTTTGCACCGGGTCGCCGTTCATCCAGGAGGAAACGTGGTCGCCCTCGATCGTCGTCAGCTGCGACCGATAGGTGGCCATCTGCCGGTTGATCTCGGTCTGCGCCGCCGAGGCGAATTGCGGCAGCCTGCCGACGTCGACGTCTCCGGCCATGCGCGACACGACAGGATCGACGCGCGAGGCGGTGGGAGCCGAGGCGACCTTGCGCCCGGCCAGCACGTCGTCGGCGACCCTCGACACCATGTCGTCGCTGTATTGGCGGCTGGCCGGCCCATGCTCCTGCAGCATCAGCGCGCGGGCGAATCTCTTGAGCTGCAGCGGGTCGCGCAGGTTCAGCTTCGTCGTCGGGTCAACGCCCATCAAGTTGGCGACATTGGCCGCGGCGCGCGGGTTGCCCGGCGTCCATCCGCCCTGACCGGCGATCATCTCGTTGGCCGTGGTCTTGCCGCCGTCGAACTTGTTGAGCAGCAGCCGGCACATCGCGGCCATGCCCTCTTCTGGCGTCGCGGCGACCGCCTGGCGCGACTTGCCGTTGTTGTCGGTGTTGACCGACGGCCCGATCGCGTCCTTCTGCCCGACGAAGATGATGTTGCCGGGGTTGTTGTTGCGCATGCCGGCCGGCAGATTCGGGTCTGTCGCCAGCGTCACCGTGCCGTCGGCGTTGCGCGTCACTGCGGCGCTCGCCCCCTGAGCCTGCCCTTGAGGCGCGCCCTGAGCCGGCCCTTGATCCTTTCCGTAACCCGTATCGACGACGGTCTTGACGCCCTCCGGGTTGGACTGCGTCGCGCCGGTCAGCCCTGCCTCGCCGTAGCGCTGCAGGTATTTCTGAGCCCGATCCGCGCGCGTCACCGGGTCATAGCCGGCATTGGCGATGGTCGACAGCAGGATGGTGCGGCCCATCTCGTACTGGCTCGGATCCTGCGCCGCCAGGCGCGCCAGGTTCTGGAAGGTTTGCTCCAGCTTCTCGTCACGATCGGCGACGCCGGCCTGCGCTTCGAAGTTGATCGCCTTGGAGCCCAGCGAGGTGCGCATCGAGTTGAAATGCGACGACGCCCACTGCCGGGCCCGCTCGTTGTTGATGCCGCCAAGCGTCGTCTCGACGTATTTGTCGAACTCGCCGATCACCTTGGGCGTAAACCCAGCGCCGCCATCCGGCGCGTTCTGACTCGCGTCTCTGAGGTACTGATCCCAGTGCAGCGCCGCATCGGACAGTGTGCGGCCAGCGGCGGCGATCGCGTCGTCGTCGGCCTTCTTCTGGGCGAGGTCGGCCTGGCGCTTGGCCTCGCGATCGGCGACCTCCTGGTTGTAGCGGTCGACCCGCATCACCGTGGCGGCCAGGTTTGTGCCCGCCTCGCCGATGTTCTGCAGGCCGCGGCCGACAGCGTCGGAGACTTCCTGCGCCCGCGCCTGCGGGACGACGCCGAACCCGCTCGGGGTCAGCCTGTCTTGGTAGACCGGGATGCGAACAGCCATGTCACTCCACCTTCATCGACGGCCTGGTTGCGGCGTAGTACTTGGACGCGCCGGACAACAAGCCTGCGCCAGCGTTGAGAAACGCGCCCGTCATCGCGCTTGACCCAGCCCGCCGACTCGACGCGGCGCTCATGCGATCGAGCTCGGACTGCGCCATCAGCCCGCGCGCCTTCATCTGGCCCTCGTAGCGGATCGTCAGCGCGTCGAGCTCATTGGCGATTGACGCCTGCCGCAGCACGTCGGCGTTGCTGCCGTCGAGCCCGGTTCCTGTCTGCGCCATGCCGGCGATCGCCTCGCCCTGCATCGCCCGGAACTTGCGGCGCTGCTGCTCCTCGGCCACGCTGGCCTGCGCCCCGGCGGTCTGCTCGTTCTGCCTGGCGATCAGCGCGTTGTATTCGGCGGCCTCAGCGGCGGATCGATACTGCGCGGATTGCGCGCGGCCTTGCTGCAGCGCCCCGATTGCCGAGACGCCGGCCGACGTCGCCATCAGCCCGGCCATGCCGGCGGTTGCCGAAGACGCCCCGAGGGCCGTGCCAAGAATGGCGAATGCTTCCATCAGTGAATCCTCGCATAAAGGTGGCAGTCGCGACCGTCGGGCGTGTAGCTCTTCATCAAGCCCTCGCGCTCAAAGCCCAGCATGCGCGCCCATCGGTGGCCCTGCTCAAAGTCGCTGGCCACCGCCGTCTCGATGCGCCGGTAGGCGTGCAGACGCATCGCCCGGCTGACCGCCTTGTGAATTCCGATCATGTTCCGACCCGCCTCCGCAGCGATCAGCGCCCACGCCACCGCGCGGCCCTCCCATTGCGGGATCAGCCCCGCGCATGCGAATACCGCATCGCCATCGACAGCGGAATAGGCAGGCCCCGCCGCCGCCAGGCTCGGCCCATATGCAGGGTCGGAGAGCGTCGGCTGCATCAGCGCCTGGCTCGGCTGCAGCAGCAAGCGCTCAAGGTGGGCGGGTTGGAAGGCCACGATCATCATCGGTCGAAGGTGTGCAGTTGCGGCATGATCGCCACCACCGTCATCGGCAGCGGCTGCTCCTGGCGGATCACAATGAATCCGTCGAAATCATAATCCCCA